AGCGAATTGACTACCTGTATGGTGATCGTATGCTTTCGTTCCGAGACTTTGATATTCACCTGATGAGTGGCGATGAGATGTGGGCCGCGATGGGTGATGATGCTCGTCCAGATATGTTTGAGAATACACTCTCTATTGCCGATTCGATTGAAGAGTATAACATTCCTCGCAACCTGAATCTTCTTCCGGTACGATACCGAAAGCCAGACGACAAGTTGCGTGAGTTGGCAGAGGCTGGCCTGAAAGAGCGCGGCCTTGACTCGCAGGAGTACATTGATCGCCTCAACGAAGAACTTAAGGTTATTAAGAACAAGAGGTTCGCGCCATACTTCCTGATGGTTCAGAACGTGGTAGAGCAGGCGAAGAGCCAGGGTATCCGCGTCGGCCCAGGACGAGGCTCTGCTGCTGGATCGCTGGTGTGTTACGCAACTGGCATTACTGACGTAGACCCAATTGAGTATGGGCTGCTGTTCTTCAGGTTCATTGATCCATCACGATCTGACTGGCCTGACATTGACTTGGACTTCATGGACTCTCGCAGAGATGAGGTCAAGGAGTTTCTAATCAATCAGTATGGTCACGTATCTGCTATTGCTACGTTCCTCACCTTTAAAGATAAGGGTATTGTGCGTGACGTTAGTCGCGTGCTTGCCATTCCGCTGAGCGAAGTAAACGTTGCTCTTAAGAAGGTGGAGACTTGGGAAGAGTTTATGACCTCTCCCAATACTGCTGAGTTTAGAGAGAAGTACCCAGAGGTTGCTGAGTACGGCGCACAACTGCGGGGGCTTATTCGTGGAAGCGGTACTCACGCAGCGGGTATGGTAGCGTCCAAGATGCCGATTGCTAAGGTCGCACCAGTAGAGACACGCTCCCAGCCTAATAAGGAAAAGCGCCAGGAGGTAGTTGCTCTTGATATGAATGAGGCTGCTGACGTTGGCCTCGTGAAGATGGACTTCCTTGGTCTTAAAACACTTACTGTCATTGACGATTGCCTTACAGCGATTGCCAAGCGCCACCCGTTCCCTGTTGATTGGGACGCTATTCCGCTTGACGATAAGGGGGTATACGATATGCTATCTGCTGGACACACTATGGCTGTGTTCCAGGCAGAAGCCGTGCCGTACACCAATCTACTTCGTAAGATGGGTGTCAATAACTTTGAAGAGTTGGCCGCATCTAACGCCCTGGTTCGCCCAGGTGCTATGAATTCTATTGGTCAGGAGTACATTGATCGTAAGAATGGAAGGGCGGTTTACAACTCAGTTCACCCGATCTATGATGAGATAGGCAAGGATACGTTCGGCCTCATTTCACTATATCAGGAGCAGATCATGCAGGCGGTAGTTCACCTTGCTGGCATGACCTGGGAAGATGCCAACAAGATCAGAAAAATCATTGGTAAGAAGGGTGATCCAAAACTATTCGACCTGTATCGTGATCAGTTTGTTACTGGCGCGGGGAAGAATGTTGGAGAAGAGTTTGCCTCTAAACTATGGGATGATTTTGTAGAGAGTGCTAACTATCAGTTCAACAAGTCACACGCTGTAGCGTATTCATTGCTGACATACAAGACGGCATGGCTCAAGTACCACTACCCGCTAGAGTACATGTACGCCGCCCTCAAGAACGAGAAGGACAAGGACGCTAGGACTGACTACCTGCTGGAAGCCAAACGCCTAGGAATCACTGTTAAGTTGCCACATGTTAATGAGAGCGGCATCGACTTCACCATTGAGGGTGACTCGCTGAGATTCGGCCTTAGTTCGATTAAGTACGTGAGCGACATCTCTGCCCAACGGTTCATTGATGCTAGACCGTTCAAGAATTACGAACACTTGAAAGAGTTTGTAATGACGAAGGGTACTGGTGTCAACTCTAGGTCACTTGAGTTTATGGACAAGATCGGAGCGGCAGCGTTCCCAGATCATACGATTCCATATGAGACTATCAAGAGTAACTTGTATGAAGTGTTGAACCTTCCAGAGTTTACTACTGATCTTCCCGCACACTACTACTCTAAATTGACAGACTTGGATGACTATGTAGAGGGTGATATGGCTGTCGTGTTCGCCCTGGCCCGTAGCATTAAGCGCGGTAAGGGATGGTCGCGTGTGGAGTTTGTAGACCGCACCGGAACGGGTAGCGCATTCGATAGGCAGGAGACAGATATTGAGAGCGGCAAGGTGTATATGGCTCTTATGTCCGATAATAGGATATTCACGGCTATACCAGCGGCAGATGTGACCGATACCAAGTATGGTTTAGTCAAGTATCTCAACCTGCGTGAGATTCCACTTGACAGCGGAGAGTACTTCGTGGTAGCATTGAAGGCGAGAACTACAAAGGCTGGCAAGAAGATGATGGATATGGTGCTGGTCAACAGTGATGGGAAACTCGCTAAGGTAGTATGCTTTAGCAAGGAATTCCCAATCGCATACATGAAACTAAAGGAAGGAAACTCGTACAAGATGAATCTTGGAGCAACCAAGGACGGCTCGATTGTGTTTAGGGGGCTGGCATGACATTCGAAGAGTGGCGTACCGTAAATATACAAGGATACGATGGGTATGAGGTGTCGCATTTAGGGAATGTAAGATGCTGGAATCCAAGAAATAGAAACGCAGTTCCTCCAGAAGAGCCAAGGGTATTGAAGCCAAATTGCTCGGCAACTGGTGGATACGAATGGGTTACTCTTTATGGCAGTGGTGTGCCACTCAAGAGAAGAGTTCACCAACTAGTTGCAGATGCATTCCTTGGAGAAAAGCCAGAGGGGTCGGTAATATCCCACTTAGACGACAATCCCAGCAACAACCAAGTATATAATTTATCATATCAAACCCCTACGGCAAACTCTTTAGATGGGTCATTCAACAATCGTAAACAAACTGTATTAAAGTATATTGACGAGTATGCAAAGTATATTAACAGAATATCTGAATCTAAAGGGTTTTGGGATGAAAGCCCAAGTCCAAATGTATACTTGGCTAAAATGGCTTTGATTCATTCTGAGGTATCAGAAGTGCTTGAAGCATACCGCAAAGAGATGGGCGCTGAAAAACTCACAGAAGAGTTCGCAGATGTTCTGATCAGATTGCTTGATCTATGGGCGGCGATGGAAGAGGATGGTCTTGTAAATAGTTTGCGGGACGCTACACTAAACAAGGTATATAGCAATCTGGCTCGTCCACGCAAGCACGGGAATCTGATATGACAACTCCTAAATCAGTTTACATAGTAGCCCAGACACGAGTAATTGACGGATTCTGGTATGCAAGCGATAAAAACAAGTGCTTCTTGTCTAAGAATGACGCTTTAGCGTATTGCAAAAAAGACAATGACAAAAGGTTGGCAGAGATGAATGCTAAACTAAAAAGTGATGCTATTGCCAGAGATCGTGATAATCAAAAACTGAAGGCCGTACTAGAAAAATTAACTGATGAAGAAAAAGAAATACTGATGTATGACTTCGGTGTTGATTACTATGCAGATACAGAGTACCAGCCATTAAAGCATCTTGACTATGAACTGTCGGTTATAGAGTTTAAGGTAGAGTAATGAATAGATTGACAGGCGTTCACATGCCACCAGAGACCAGGCAGGCATGTGGCAAGTCTATTGAGTTCGTGCATCTTGTGAATGATGATCTCGCCATGTTGTATTTTACAGACGGTACGTACTTGTTGATCAAGCAGAACCATGGGTATCAGGCACGCTTAGAGTTTGAGTACGTCGATGAAGAAATGGGATCGTAGTGCTAACTCAGATACAGATTGATTCATTCGTTGCGATCTTTAATGAACTTGACAGGCCAGACTATCCCACTCCGCAACCGGGGATTAACTGGAATGAATGGACTGGAGACAATCCCGGCATAGAACCCTACATAGAAATTATATGGCTAGTGAACAGTGTTAGCGTTCATTGCTATGTGTATTACGATGGAACTGGCGGGTGGTATGCTCTTGATGAAAATGTTGAAGAACTATATGACTCCATGTGGGATGATGCGTATGTACCCAATGAGATTCATGAATTGTTGACCTTGATGGGCAAGGAAGTCAAGGTACGCTTGCCGCATCGTACAGCAGAAGAATACGTGGCCATGTTGAAGGATGGCATCTAGCACTTGACACCAGCGGCAGGGTATGGTATACTCGTCAGAGTAAGGCTAGTTGGTGTTAGTAGTAGCACGGCTGTTTGAAGCACAGCAGGTTCAGGAGCGTAACCTGGGCTAGCCACTTGACATAGTGCCTGTCGGAGTGATATACTTCAAGGGAAGTATTGACTAACGGGGAAGTTAACCGCTATGTCAACCACGCCGTGAGTGCTGGGACACACGTTGGGCTGTAACCCCGACTCCGTTTGGATAGTCAGGTTCGATTCCTGGGCGCGGCACGTAAGGAAGGTAAACTCACAAGGCGTGAGGTTGTCCTGCTAAGACAAACGTAGTCATTAGGCTATGGGATTCAAGTTCTCTGCCTTCCGCTTGACAATGGCAGACGCATGTGGTATAATGCATACATGTCTACCAAGTACACCAAAGAAGTTTTGACAGAGGCAGTAGCAAATAGTAAATCTGTTGCTGGTGTGCTTAGATATTTAGGTTTACGGCAGGCGGGTGGAACCCATTATCATATTTCTAACAAAATAAAACAGTATGGTATCAACACAAATCACTTTACTGGAAAAGGGTGGAATGCTGGCGGCACCAGTATCAATAAAAAATCTATTAGCGAAGTTCTAGTTAAAAGGAAAGACGGCGGCAGGCCCAAAAGAAGCCAACTAGTTCGGGCAATGTTAGAGGTTGGGGTTGACAATCTTTGTGCGATCTGCTACAATGAAGGAGTCTGGTGCGATCAGCCTTTGACATTGGAAGTAGATCACATAGATGGTAATTGGTTAAACAACAGAATAGAAAATCTAAGGTTCTTATGTCCAAACTGCCACAGTCAGCAAGAGACAAGTAACAAGCCTTGGAAACACAAGCCAGCGTAGCCCAACGGCAGGAGGCAATAGTCTTAGGAACTATACAGTGTCGGTTCGAATCCGACCGCTGGTACTCATAACTTAATAACATTGCTCAGTAACTCAGTGGCAGAGTTCCCGGCTGTTAACCGGAGAGTCGTAGGTTCGAATCCTACCTGAGCAGCGGAGCAAATGCATAACAGGCTATTTGAGTCTAGACAGGTTCGGTTGTAACTACCTAAAGACACCGACGACGATAATAGTTCTCGGCAATGACAAAAGCGGAGTATACGTAGGTAGTGATCCCGCAAGTAGTTAGAGGGCTAACACCCCCGTTGCTCCACCCGCCGTATTAGTACAATGGTAGTACGTAACGTTGCCAACGTTATAGTGCGAGTTCGATTCTCGCATACGGCTCTCGGTGGCTCGCCATTAAGTAGCGCTTAAATTAATGGGTCACGGGTTCACCGAATGCGTCATTGGTGTAGTGGTAACACACAATCCTTCCAAGTTTGTGTCGTGGGTTCGAATCCCGCATGACGCTCTCAGGGCCGTTAACATAAAAGTAATGTACTTGGTTCTTACCCAAGGGAAGAGGGAGCGTTACCTTCACGGCCTACGCATTACAATAGGGTCAGTAACTCAGAGGAAGAGTACCGCTCTTTTAAAGCGGGAGTCGAGATGTCGGAATTCTCCTGACCCACAAGGAGGAATAATGAAGTACGAAAAGCGCAAGAAGAGTAAGGTCATTGACGCAATACAACTAAATGGTTTGGCAGATGCTGAAAAGATTCTTAAAGACTGCCCGCATGTTTATGGTATTAAAGTGACAACGTGGTTAGCAAATGATACTAAGTCAAACAACGTAATGCTCTCGCTTGCGTCAGAATACCTTACGGTGTTCCAAAGCGAATACTTCGCCTGGGATGACAAGAATGTTTGGACAACGCCAGCAGATAAGTTTGAGAAAAAGTATGAGCGAGTAGCGCCTAGTTTTAATGGCGGCACTATCAAATGGGATATCGACGTTCCCCACGCTTACAGCAGTACTAATGGTACTACTATTAAGCCCATCTAGTTAATGCCCCGGTAGCCCAAAGGCAGAGGCAAACCCCTTAAAAGGGTTTCAGTATGGGTTCGAATCCCATTCGGGGTACAGGAGGATCATGTCTGAGTGGAAAGTAGATAATAACACACGCAGGGATTTTAGGCATTCTAAGGACGGCCCAGAAGTACCTCGCGGTCAGCGTGGTATGAAAGCATCTAACAAGCGTAAGAAAAAGAAAAAAGGTATGGCTCGTTGGTGCAAGGGTAAAATCGGAGTTGAACATTCAGTAGTTCTTGTACATGAATTATATAATATTGTCAAAGCACGTTGTACAGTTTGCGGTAGGGATGAGTATGGTCTTTCAGTAGAAGCCCTCGCACAAGTGTACCAGCGAGCGGCTGACTATGTAGAGTATCACCAACTTTGTGAAGAGTTTGGTCACTCTTGGGAGGTAAAACAGTACAAAGCATGGTATGGCACACTTAGAGAAATCAAGGTGTGCGGAGTCTGCTCAGATGCTCAGGGAGTGTTGTCGTGGCAGCCACTTGACAACATATGGACTATATGGTAGCATAGAGTATGCCCGTGTGGTGGAATGGCAGACACCCCTTCTTCAAACGGAGGTGCCGCGAGGCGTGCAGGTTCGACTCCTGTCACGGGTACGTATAATTAAATAGTGTTGCGTCGTAAGTAATAAACTGGCCTTCCAGAGCCAATGTTTCGGCCCCGATAAGTTGAGGTCAAAGCGTGGCAGTTTGGGCAGAGGACTTCAAGATTGTTCGGTCTATGATCAAGGCCGTCACCGTTAATATGATTAATCTCAAGAATTGGGTGGCCGTCATCTGGATGCATAGTGTTGAATCCACACTTTGAACATGAGTATCCCGCTGCTTCAAGCAGATAGGCTCTTACCGTGTCTGACAGTCTACGGTCAGTACCACCCCTCCATGATCCATTCAGCCAGTTTGTTATCTTCTCAGTTGCCTTGATAGAATGGGCAGCGACAGCGCTGCATGAGCGGCACGTTGTAGACTTTGAACTAATGCTCTTTCCACAAGAGCACTTACCCCCTGCTAGCGGAACTAGGCTTGAATCTTCTAAATTCGATGGGAAAGTTCGACTCTTTCTAGGGGGACTGCCGTTATACTGCTCAATGCACTCTTTGCACCAAGTTGTGCGTGTTGAAATTTGCTTTTTGCAGATACGACAATGGTTCTCCGGTGACCTTCGTTTAGCCTTGCCGCTTGTGTTGTTAAACTTTGCAGCACACGACCTTGAGCAGAATTTAGGATTGCTGGTTTCTGCGTTGCACCATTGACATTGCATGGTACAATTATAACATGCGGGTTCGATTCCCTCCGATGGGACTCTACGGCTGTAGCACAGTGGATATGCACGGCTCTCCTAAAGCCGCTACCTCAGTTCGAATCTGAGCAGTCGTACTTAGTATGAATGTACTACTTGACAAGTTTACACTAATGAGGTATGGTGTAAGCATGTATACCGTAAGCGAAACTCGCAAGATAGAAGCCGAATGTCTTAGGTATTACCTTGGATATATAGTTGAAGTTAACAACAATGAGTTTATTCTAGTTGAAATTGACGACGACGGTCTATGGTTTATCAATACATGGCGGATCACCGGGGCGCGCAAGTATATGAACAGTTGGATAGGTGCAAGTACTATTAAGATCGTTGCAAAGTCTCCCTTCGGCCCTGCGGTTGTAGAGCGCTTCAAGTTGGGTCTTGACAAGCACCACCCTCCTGTGGTATAGTTGTAACACAACGCGGAGGGTTGACCGAGTGGCCGAAGGTAGCAGTCTTGAAAACTGTAGGGGAGTCATCCCCCGCGAGTTCGAATCTCGCACCCTCTTCTCGTAACAATGTAATCTAGTAGAAAGCAAATCAATGAAGCCTGTAGCACTAGATATCCAGCGTACAGGATCGCTGGGTGGTACTGAGGTTGCAATGACGTTCGATGAGAACTCTATTGCTCACATCATGAGTGTTCTGACAGACCTGTACTCAGACTCTGAGTTGGCTGTCATCCGTGAATACTCAACCAACGCACATGACTCGCACATTGAGGCGGGGCAGACTCGTCCAATCGAGGTCACCCTGCCTAACGCTATGAATCCTTATCTTGTGATCAAGGACTACGGTGTGGGCATGTCTAAAGAAGATATTGTTAACACGTACTCCAAGTACGGCGCAAGCACTAAGCGCGAGACTAACGATCAGTCTGGTACGCTTGGGCTGGGATGTAAGTCTGCACTGACTTATACCTCTCAGTTTCAGGTGACGGCTATCAAGGATGGTATTAAGACTATCGTCAACGTGAGCCGTAACTCTGATGGTTCCGGTGTGATGGAACTAGTTAGTTCTAAGCCGACTGACGAGCCTAACGGAGTAGAGATTTCTATTCCTACTAACACTCGCTACGACACCCTGCGGTCAAAGGCAGAGAAGTTCTTCTCATACTGGCACCCAGGTACTGTTCTCTTGAATGGCGAAGAGCCTTCAAAGATCAGCGGTATCAGCCTTGGCGACAACATGGTGTTGGTCGAAGGTCTTGAAGAAGATGTTGTTGTGATGGGTAACGTTGCTTACCGTGTCAACAGTGATCACCACATTGCTGCCCCCTCTTCCTACTGGAAGAAGGCTGGTGTAGTGGCATGGCTGCCAATTGGTTCAGTAGCCTTCACTCCAAACCGTGAAGATTTGCGGTACACTGAATTGACTAAGAAGGTTCTGTTTGATCAGCGCACTCAGTTTAACAAACTTTTTAATGAGAAGTTGAAGGCTGAGATTGATGCCTGTCAGACACCAGCCGAAGGTCTGTCTCAATATGTAAAGTTGCAGAAGCGGTTCGGTGAACTCAAGGGCTTCTCAGTAGCAAAGGAATGGCGGGGACGTTCGTTCGCCAAGTTGTTCCAAGATACTGTTTACACACGGTTCGATGTTAACGCATCACGCTACCAGATTTCACAGCGCACTGGCATTACTCTCGATATGATTGTCAATTGGGTGTTTATCTCTGGTCGCCCAGACGTAGAGATTTCATCTACTCACAAGGCTAAGATTCGTCAGTTGCTGTCAGATAACGGTATTCGTGCAAGCCACGTTGTGATCTTCAGGGAAGGCGTTGACCTTGGCGAGTGGCTTGATAACTCCACCATGTTCACTTGGGAAGAGGTTAAGGCTGTCCAACTAACAGACAAGGCTAGTTACCGTGGTGGTGGTCTGCGCGGCAAGCAGAAGTTCCGTCTGGTTGGTCAGTGGGACGAAGAACTAGTAGAAGAACTAGATGAAACTCGTCCTATCTACTATGCAACGTACAAGGACTTCGACTACTACAACGCTCGTCGTGCATTCGACCTTGACGTAGATCAGGTAGTTCTACTATCTGCTAACCGTCATGACAAGTTTGTTCGTGACTACCCTCACGCACTCACAGTTCGTGCGGGGATTCAGAAGAAGCGCCAGGAGTACCTTGACAACGTACCCCATCATGTGCTAGACTCGTTCACGTTGGATAACACACACGTACTCAAGAAATTGGATGCTACTATGGTGGACGATCCAGAGTTGGCTCGTCAGATTGAACTCGCTAAGGAAGAACACCCTGAGTGGGTAACTAAGTACTCTGCTTGGGGCACTCCCAATGGATACAAGCGCCCTAAGAGTGCTCTTCGCAAGTACCCGTTGGTGCCAACAGGTGTCCTCGCACCTGTTAAGTACAAAGAACACATCTACATGTATGTTAACGCAGTTTACAACAGTAAGGAAAGCAAATGAAGTATCAATACACTCAGAGCGGTGGAGTGGAAAGCATTGCCGCACTCATCGGTGATGAGTTGTTCCAGGCTACTGATCGCCACCCAGCGTGGAGCGTAATCAAGAGCAAGTGCTTTGGTGGGACTCTTGAGGCCAGCGACTTCAATGTGGAGCAGCAGGTAATTGAGTACATGAAGTTGACAGATAACGTGTACGTCGAAGATGGTGAGTTGTACTACCTCGATGAGCCAATGCACGGTGTGCTTGCTGACAAGATTATGAGCAGTCTACATGACGGGCTTGACGCTACTCCGCTGGCGCTCTTTGCAGATAACCTTGCACGCAACCCGTCACGTAACTCGCGTGATCAACTGTTCCAGTGGCTTGAAGTTGCTGGACTTGAAATCACTGACAAGGGATGGATCAAGGGTTACAAGTCAGTGCATTCCGATCTAGATGGGCTTGGATTCCGCTCAGTATCGAGTGGTACTGCCTATGTAAACGGGAAGCAGCACACTGGTCAGATTCCTCAGAAGGTTGGTGACACTGTTTCAATGGATCGTTCAGATGTTACCGACAACCCTGCGGTTGCATGTTCATACGGCCTGCATGTTGGCAGCATGGAGTATGCTCAGTCCTTCACAGGAGATACAGTCCTTGAGGTTCATGTTAATCCTGCTGACGTAGTGAGCGTTCCGCAAGACGCTGGGTACCAGAAGATGCGTGTCTGCGAGTACTACGTGGATCGCGTAGTGGAGAAGCCAGAGGGCCAAGTAGAAGAAAGTGACAAGTACTACTTCCAAAACTCTTCATGGCTCAAGAGCGCAGAGTGGTCTGACTACACCCTTACCATCGAAACCAAGCGTGGAGATGTGATTAAGTATGCTGATGTTCCGCTGTGGCACTACGCATCGTGGGTAGACTCAGACCTACCAGAGTACGCCTTTGCTGGCGAATTCTACAACGATGAAATCAAGGGTCAGTACAAGCGCATCTGACTAGACAAAGTGGCCTAGGTATGATACACTGTACCTAGGTCGCTTTGTTATACCGCTGTAAACCCTCTCGCTACGAACGAGTGGAAAGGTTAATTGGAAACATGCAGGTTCGAATCCTGTCAGCGGTACGTCCCTATAGGTTAATGGTAGACCGCCACCCTCTCACGGTGGTAGTGACAGTTCGATCCTGTCTAGGGGTACTTGGAGGAATAATGAAAACATATAAAGAGATGTGCGGTACAACTGCAATCAAACTAGGCTGTGACATTGAAAAGGTAGAGGATGTATGGCAGGAGATGGGAAGGTATGAGATCACCTTGTCCCCATCTAGTTTCGTAAATCAGGTCGCCAGTGCTATGCGTAAGGTGGGGCAAGAGCCGAACATGACGTTCGCTGATCGTGCAGCGAGCGCCCTGTGACAGACCTTACCGAAGTCCTGTCTGGGCTGAACTCCAACCTTCGCAAGAGTATCTTACTTGGTAATGAAATCTCTTACGAACGTCAGGAACTACCTAGTTTTGGACTAACAAGAGCGCTGAATGGTGGACTTCCGTATGGACGGCAAGTGCTTGTCTATGGAAGTAAATCCAGTGCCAAGTCATCCATGATGCTAGAGATGTGTGGCATGGCTCAGCAGAAGGGTAAGGTCTGCGCGTGGATCGACGCTGAAATGTCCTACGACAGTGATTGGGCTGGCAGGCTTGGCGTTGATACGTCGCAACTCATCGTGAGCGAAGCGCGTACTGTCAACGACGCAGTGGACACGAGCGTAGCCTTAATGAACGCTGGTGCCGACATTATCGTGATGGACAGCATCACAAGCCTTCTCCCAGGAGTTTACTTTGAAAAGACTGGCGACATTAAAGGTCTTGAAGGCACGGGGCAGATGGGCCAAGAGTCTAAAGACTGGTCGCGTGCCTGTAAGATTCTTAACTACGCCAACAACCGTAAGAAGCCTACGCTACTAGTTCTTATCAGTCAGGCTAGACAAAACCTACAAGCGTATGGTATGATGACACCTACTGGTGGTAATGCTGTAAAGTTCTATTCATCTGTTGTTATCAAACTCACTTCCAATGAGTCTGTTAACCAAGCAATTAATGCCAAAGTGACAGTTGGAAATAATATAATTGACATTCCAGTTGGACGCGGAGTTGAATGGTTAGTAACTTTCAGCAAGACCTCGCCAGCCTTCCTTAGTGGTGGATACAACTTCTACTATCATGGAGACAAGGTTGGAATTGACAGAGAAGGAGAAGTGTTAGGTGAAGCAGTTAAGTACGGTTTTGTGGAGAAGCCTAAAGGCGGCGGCTGGTATACCTTTGATGATGTTAAGATGCAGGGCGAATCGAACGCCGTTGACTATCTACGACACAATCCAGAGGTAATGCATGAGTTGGAGAGTAGACTTAAGAATGCCTGATTATCTATGTCCGAAATGCGGTGAGATTCCTAATGATATTGAACCGTTGGACTCAGTGATGGTTATGGTTACGTGTGTCAACGGGCACACATGGAACACGTTCAGGGCACCATGAAGCACTCACCATCTGCGTTTATGTGGTATAATAAAAATGTGTCAAAGAAGATGGATAGTTCTTTAGGAAAGTTTGTACCAAAACTCAGTGTTGGTGATTGTTCACGTACTAAACGTGTGGTCGGGTATGATAACTCAAGACCACGACACAAATTGTATGACTTTCAGTGTTTAAATTGTGGAGTAATTATTGCATCTGCCGCTAAAGCGTTTAATACAAATTGCAAAAGATGCGGTTCGTGGGGGCCAGTTGGCGACACCGCCAGCACCAGAACCACGACACGGCCAGAACGGCAATTGTGGAATAAGTACAAGCATCATGCAAAAGACAGGGGGCTGAACTTTTCAATCACCGAAGAGTCGTTTGCTTCAATAATTCACCAAGACTGTTTTTATTGTGGGGCACCCCCAAGCCAAACAGTCGTCTTTAAAAGAAGATATAATAATACACTAGTCTACAATGGTATAGACAGGTTCGACAATGATGAGGGCTATACAGATAGCAATAGTGTGGCCTGCTGCTGGACTTGCAACCAGGCAAAAAGAGACTACTCAATTAAAGAGTGGATAGAGATGGTAAGTAAGTGGTATAGGGGGGTGGCAAGGTGGCAAGAAAAAGTAGACCGGGGTCGTTAGCAAGAGAACAAGCGATAATTAAAGCCATGGGTGGGACACCACATCCTAATTCTGGCAGGGGGCAGACGAAGAAGGCAGACGGAACGTTAAATGATTTTGTAGTTGATGTAAAAGAGTCTGGAAAGTCATTCACGTTAAATACAGATGTGTGGGCTAAGGTCTGCACTGACGCTACCAAAGTAGACTTCAGAAAAGACCCAGCGCTCATCGTAAGTCTGAACGAAGGTCAGACAGAACTAGTTGTGATCGCGCTGGATGTATTTGAAAGGTTGATTAATGCTGAATCAGGTCAGTGATCTGTATGATATTGCAGAGTATATGAACGATCCAGAACTCACTTCGGCTCTTGAATTTATTGCTAAAGTGATGCTTAAGCCAGACATACCGCTAGATGTTGTGTCTCGTGAGTTGGTAAAACTACAGGCTATTGGAGCCAAGTGCGCGATGCGTGCGACTTACATGGCTAACGTGGACAAGTCAGACCGTCCTCGTAAGAACATGTATTACACCGCTTCGGCAGAGATAGATAAACTTGTAAGTTCGTTGAAATATCTCTTGAAGTGACTATGATAGAATGAAGGACATGTCTAAAAACTTACTAAAGGCTCTGATGCAAGAGCCTGCATCACGAGCGTTCCCCGTAGCGGGCCTCGCTGAGAAGATTCAAGAAGGCTATATTAATGGTAGGTCAATTAATACCAAGCCACGCCGTAACTTTAGTCCTAGTTCGCTAGCCTACACTGCTGGCGGTGGAGGATGCCCTAGGTACTGGTACTTTAAGTTTGAAGGTCAGCCGCAGATTGACGACGCTGATGCCTATGCCATTGCCAACATGAGCAATGGCACACTGTCCCACCAGCGCATTCAGAAGGCTATGGAGGACGCTGAACTAGCAGTGGCTACTGAGGTAAAGGTAACGTCCGAAGACCCTCCCATATTTGGCTTTGTTGACAATATCATTTCATGGCTAGACGAAGAGATTCCTGCGGAAGTTAAGACGATGCGGGAGGAATCGTGGCAGTACAGGGTGAAGTCTGACAAGGCTCCTGAATATCATATTGTTCAGTTGCTCATCTACATGAAACTCCTTGGTAAGAAGCGCGGGGTGTTCATTTATGAATCAAAGAACAGCCATGAACTCCATGTGATCCCCCTGGCAATGACACCAGAATACGAACAGTGGCTAGACAATGCGTTTGAGTGGATGAGGGAGACTAAGAAGGCTTTTGATGAGAAGACGTTGCCGACAAAGCCGTACCGCTCCAACTCAAAGGTATGCAAGAAGTGTCCATTTAGAGAGGTGTGTGCTGACGCAGGCAAGGGTGTCGTCAAGATTCCTGCGTTGGAGCCACTGAGTGACTAGATGCTCTTGGTGCGACAGCCACTTCCTGAAGGAACATCCACAGCAAATATACTGTAGTGTTCAATGCAGGACAGAGGCTTCTAAGGAATCAGCAAGGCGATATGCTAAGATAGCAAAGTACAAGTCACGGCGGGGTAAGGAAAGACTCTGCAAGTCTTGTAAGAAACCATTAAGCATATATAATGATAGTACACTGTGTCGATCTTGTGAGATTAAAGACGATATGGTAAAGAAAGCACTAAAGAACATTAAGGATTTTATTGATTATGAAGGAGAGCCTAAACAGATTCCTGGCCCTTGATTGTGCTACAACCAATACTGGTTTCGCAGTCTATCAGAACGACACGCCAGTAACATACGGCAAGTTGTTCTTTGACGGGGACACAGAGTACGAGAAAGCAATGTCTGCAAGTAGAATCATGTTCGCTTTCTTGGCAGAGTGGAAGGTTCCAGTCATTGTAATGGAATCTTCTTTCTTGGGTATCAACCCTAGCGTTGCTACTAATCTAGCGATATCTCATGGGGCTGTAATAGGAGCCGCCGCCCTACAGGGGGTCACGGCAGTGGCAACCGTGGTGCCTATCCAGTGGCAGATGGGGATTGGCAATCCGCGCTTGACAAGGGAAGAGAAGCGTGCTATCATGAATGAGTACCCAGGCAAGTCAGCCGCGTGGTACAAGAAGGCAGGAGCCATAGCACGGAAGGAGAGAACGATTAAGATTGTTAAGGACAACCTGGGTATTGATACAAGAGATAATGATGTTGCTGATGCCTTGGGAATCGGACTCTTCGCAACGCGCTTTCCAGAGAAGGTCAGATGGTAAGAAAGGCTAAGTTGTACGCAGACAGAGACTGGCTGTTCTGGGCGTATCATGAAGAGAAGTACACGCCAGAAGAGATCGCTAAGATCGCTGGCACCAGTCAAGCAACAGTATACAGATATCTCAAACAATACAACATTATTTGGTAAGGAGTACCAATGGAAACCGCAGTCAACATTCTCAAGTGGGAGTTGCAGGACGCGATCACGGCAGGCGCAACAGAGGAATACGTTGCTGATCTTCGTAGCGCTATCATGTTGCTGAACCGCAACCTGTTCCACCTGAAGATTATGGGTGCCGATCCTAACAACACGTTCTACAATGCCGCGTAAGAAAGCAACTGGTACAACCAAGTTTGGCTGGTGTATGACAAACCAGCATAGTGATTGTATTATCACAACATACAGCGGGTATGAATGCGGCTGTAAATGCCATAAGGAGAAGAGTGCAAAGAAGAAAGCCGTTCAAGCCAAAGCCGTCACGGTTAGAACTAAACCCAAGATTTAATGTTGGCAACCGTGAAGTTGTTGCTGGCGACATAATCAAGGTTCATGGCGAGCATGGTGACAAGTTTAAAGTAATTGGTCTTGTCACCAACATCGAAACTGGTGTTCAGTGGGTAGATTGCTATGAACTATGCAAGGGAGTGCCAGCACAGACCAGGGCTTTCTACCTAGATAGAATAAAACCTCTTCCTCGTAAAAGGAAAAAGAGGGTATAATTCCCTTATGGCACAAAACGAACTAGAACTTCTCCATGACTACATGGACGAGATGAATGAAATCATGGTGGAGAAGTGGAAGGGTAAAACCGTATCGGAAATCGCTACCGCCCTTAAGAAGCCTCGTCAGCGAGTAAAAGAAATCATTGAGGAATGGGGCGTAGTAGCGTCCCGCAACGACGTTGTTAGAACGCGAGCGCGTGAGGCTCTTGCTACTGCCGACGCACACTATTCAAAACTAATAGGTCACGCCTATGAAGTCATGGAAGAGGCTGACGGCAACAGCAATCTATCTGCTAAAACAAACGCTATCAAGTTGATTGCAGATATGGAAGCCAGACGTATTGATATGCTTCAGAAGTCTGGGCTGCTAGAGAACAAGGAACTAGCAGAAGAAATGATGGAGACTCAGCGTAAGCAGAAGGCTCTTGAGGCCATTCTCAAAGAGGTTGTTGCCGACTGCGATCACTGCCGCATACAGGTTCTTAACAGGCTCTCTGCGGTATCCGGTAACGATGAGGTGGTTGTCGTTGATTACGAGGTGCCTGAGCAATGACAGACCTATCAAAGTTCTTAGACGTTCTCAACCCTAATCCATTTGAAGAGTATCCTGTTGACCTTGAGACATTCGTAGGTAGCGAGGACTACCTGCACCACAAGCCGCTGTCTCCAATCCAGGCCACGGCTGTAGAGTGCATGAGCCAAATCTACAGGGTCGAAGACCTTAAGAGATTCATGGAGCCTGACAAAGCAGAAGAATTCTATAAGAAATACACCAAGAAAGAGATTATCTTACAACTTGGCAAGGGGTGTCACGACAAGAATACCCCCGTGTACGACCCCTCTTCTGGTGGATGGAAGCCGCTTTACCTGCATAATGGTGACGTTCAGACGGTAGACGGCGCAGCATACGCAACAGAGGCTTTCTATGAAGGCACTGGCGAGATGCTTAAAGTAACATTCTCTAACCATATGAGTGAAAGAGTATACATTAATCACAAGTATCTGGTGGCAAGAAAGCCGTATGAGGATCAGAACTTCGAATATGTTGAGGCTCAAGACCTCAAGCCTAATGATCGTGTAGTGTGGAACAGACATTATGAAGTAGACGATCCGGTTAACCTTCCAGACGACGAACTAGAAGTGCTGGCTCTGCTGATGAATAGCCACGCGCAGAGCGACGACGGAACAACTAAGTTTTACGTACACTATTCAAAGCCAGCGCTAAAGGAAGTGCTTATTGATAAGTGGGGCGGCATCAAGCATAAAGAAACCCCTACTATCGTTTCCATTACAGTAACTAATGATCGCTTCAGAGAGATAGTCCGTAAGTACGAGCCAGAAGAAGCGTGCTACTATGGTCTGCCAAAAGAACTGTTCAAGTGCGATAACGACACGTTGGTCAGGTGGGTCACTATGGTATTTGATCTGGTTGGCGGCATTGGTAAGCGAAGCCACAGCCGCCACGGATTCTATATCACAAGACTTAACGACCTAAAGGCAACAGACTTTACACACGTTCTAATGCGAATTGGCATCCTACCAACCATTAGAGAAACAGAAGAGATATTCATGTTTGGGCCACCTCGATACCGCACGGCGGTATACGTTGATGCGTACCCACACAATAAAATACTCTCAGATATGATGGGCCGTGACTACAACTGGCGCAACGAACATGAAAAGGCTGGTACCAAGACGGCAACTGTGCTGGACGACTTTTATCTTGTACCAGTGAAGTCAATTACTCCTGATGGAGTGGATGAGTACTGGACAAAGACTGTACCGGAATACGGACACTATGTAGGAAATGGAGCGATCTCTGCCAATTCAGGTAAGGACTTGCTATCCACAATTGCTGTGGCCTATGTAGTTTACAAACTACTTTGTCTGAAAGACCCAGCAGAATACTACGGCCAGCAGAGCGGTAACGCAATTGACATTATCAATATTGCTATTAACGCGCAGCAGGCTAAGACAGTGTTCTTCAAGAACTTCAAGAATATCATTGCCAAAAGCCCGTGGTTCAGGGGCAAGTACAGCGACACACAAGACTCAATTAGTTTTATCAAGTCTGTGACTGCCTATTCAGGTCACTCAGAGCGTGAGTCTCACGAGGGTCTGAACCTGATCATGGCCGTGCTTGATGAGATCAGTGGTTTCGGTGAGGGTAACCCACTAAACGACTCAACAAAGTCATCTGATAAGATTTACACTGCGTTCAGTCAGGCGGTAACCTCTCGTTATCCAGACTTCGGCAAGGTAGCGCTGCTGTCATTCCCACGTAATAGAAGCGACTTTATCACTAGACACTACGATGAAGAGGTCAAGGCTAAAGAAGTTATTCAGCGTAGCCACACTTGGATTATCAACCCCGATCTTCCTGAGACAGAAGATAACAAGTTGACTATCCATTGGGAAGAGGATCACATCACTGCATATAAGAATGAAAAGGTGTGGGCTATTCGCAGGCCGTCGTGGGATGTTAACCCTCTTCGTAAGATTGAAGAGTATAAGAGCGCATTCGTCAAGGATTACTACGACTCCCTACAGCGGTTCGCGTGTATGCCAACTGACATTTCATCAGACACTTTCTTTAGGAATGTAGCAAAGATAGATCACGCTATGGTGATCCGCAATCCAGTTAGTCCTAACAGGATTATTGATCCTTCCTGGCGACCAGACCCGAACATCACCTACTACGTCCACGCTGACCTTGCTCAGCAGCAGGACAAGTGCGCCGTAGCGGTGGCTCACGTAGACCGATGGACTAAGATTGAGGTTGGGCATGGGGTGACTGAGACAGTGCCTTACGTAGTTGTTGATTTACTTGCATGGTGGGAGCCAAAGGTTGAGGGGCCAGTAGACCTCTCCGAAGTAAAGAGATGGATTATGTCTTTGAGAACCACCAAGGGTTTGAATCTTGGGCTTGTGACATTCGACAGGTGGGGATCGTTTGATCTTATTAGAGAGTTGAATGATCGCGGGTACAAGGCAGAGACACTATCGGTAGCCAAGAAACACTACGAAGACTTTGCTATGCTACTATATGAAGAGAGGGTGTCGCTCCCGCTCAGCCAGGAGTTGAAGGAAGAGATGCTTGCTCTTAAAGTAGTTAAGAACAAGGTTGACCACCCAGCCAAGGCGAGCAAGGACTTGACAGATGCCGTCACAGGTGCTATATTTAATGCGATCAGCCGTACCCCACGTAACATAGATCAAACTATATCAGTACATACGTGGGCACCTGACAAGACCGACAAGGAACTTGCAGACGATGTGATAAGATATACCCCTGAGCAGAAGCAAGAGGCTAGAGACTGGTTGCAGAGGATGGGGGTACTATGAGGATCAAGATAGTGCCCGCCGCCCTAGGCAAGTGGTACGGAGAGTTGACAATCGACGGAGAAGTGGTGCATTCTATACGTGGGCCACGACCAGGGTGCGTTGCTCGTGATTTGCTCAACTGGCTACACCTTAATATAATGTCGCCTAGTCAACTAGTGGAGTTGGAGATAACTACTTATGAATGAAGAAGATCGAGAGTTAATGGAGAGTCTTGTCAAGACGGGAGACTTTGAGGCGTATACCGACCCACTCGGCAAGCGTCGTTACCGTCCTACAGACCTGTTCTATCAGCGCTACCCAGAGGCGGGTGAGATGTGGAACGCCATGATTGGTGAAACGCTTTTCTCTCTTTGGTCAAAGGGCTTCCTAGAGATTGAGTTCTTGGAGGATGGAGAGATGGCCGTGTATCCTATGCCAGACCCTAGCAAGTTTGACGAGATCAACGACCTCGATGAGTTTGAGCGTGATATACTAGCGAGTATAGAAACGATGATTGCGGAGGGTACGAATGAGTGACGACATTGAAGAGATGCTTGCTGACGGCTCTCTGATCGAGGCGGGGGTTTCAGAAAGCGGTGAGCAGTTATATATCTATACTGACTTGTGTAGAGTACTGCATCCTAAAGTATGGGAGGCGAAGTACCAAGAGTTTCTAGATGACATTTCTGAGTTGTGGTCGCTAGGTTATATTGAAATAGAGTTGGGGGAGAACGCAGACCTTGATAGCATTATCATCAATGAGAAAACGTTCGGCCCAGCAGATGATCTACCAGACCGCCTTAAGCCTGCGCTAGAGGCTGTACGTGCTTCGGCAGAAGAGGATTATGGCTTTAAGAAAGATGACTAGTTTGTTAATTGCAGTGGGGGCGGTTGTGGTCGCAACCATTACATCTGCAATAGCCGTGCGAGTCCTGGCGTACCGCATTGACAAGGCGTTAGAAAATGCTGGCGCTTACGAACTTTCGCAGGAAGAACTGCGCGAGATACTTGAAGAAATAGGAGAGAACTTGGGCGACAACGATAGCCTAACTATGGTAATTGCAGGAGACACGGCGTACTGGATCGAAGAAAACTCTTTGATGCACGCGCCAGTCGATAGCGATGATGAAGTTGACTTTGGGAGCGCGATGCCGTATAATGCTATTGAGGCTCCCAAAGAGGAACTGAAGAAGATTTTGTCAATACTAGATACGATTAAGGAGAATCAATGACAGAGCAGCAGAACGAAGAGTTCGCCGCAATCCTCAACTACTTCCGCAACAAGGCGGCAGAGTTGGAACTAGCCAATATTGAATTGCAGTTGGCTGTTGGCAAGTTGCAGAACGAGGTTGAAACCCTCAAGGCACGGCTAGAAGAGGCCGAAGCCGATGAGAGTTCTGATTAGCGGCGGGAAGGACTTCAGCGACCCGCAAGTATTCCGTAGGGCAATGACCGTGACGATGAGTGAGATGGGTACAGACAAAGAACTTGTCTTACTCTTGTCCGGCCCCTTCAAGACTAACGAGATTGCTCGTCAGTTTGTGAATCTAGCGGAAGAGTCCTTCCGCGCAAGGAATATGAAGATTAAGTACATCCATGTTGATCCAGCAGACGTACCTTGGGAATCTGTGGACAGTGTGGTAGCATTAGTAAACCCACCACAGCGCAACACCGTGCTTGGGTACAAGGCAGATGAGCAAGGCATTGATGTCAATGTCTTTAGATATTAGGAGAGTAATGATCATCAAGTCTCTAGACGAGATGGAAGAGATTGTGCAAGGCAACCCCAACCTCGTATGGGAAGGCTGGGACGTTCTCTGGTACAGGCCAAATGGCGCAGGGTTCCTCAAGAAAGATGGTGCGTTCTTCAACGGAACGTGGACACGACTCAAGAGGATTACCCCTAGCAGAGATGGTTGGCATCTACCAAAGTCATTGCTCAAGGTGACATAATGGATTGGCGCGAGCAGGCCGCTTGCCGCGACTCTGTTGATCCCGAAGCATGGTTCGACATATATGAAAACAATGTAGACATTAGATCATGGGCAGATAAGCAGTGTCTGTCTTGTCCCGTTCAGCAGCAGTGCTTCGGCACAGGTGTAAGCAATAAGGAGTGGGGGGTGTGGGGTGGTGTCTACTTGGAGGACGGCGAGCCTAGTCAAGAACTAAATAGTCACAAGACCGCAACTGATTGGACAGAACTATGGGAGCGGTTGACTATGGAAAGAGAAGTAGATGTATACTGATGAGATGCGCCGCGCATTCAGGTCTGTGCCACCAGTTCAAGGTTTCAAGGTCGAAGTACTTGACAACGACCACTTCCTTGTGGTAAGGTTGGACACAGAAAGTTTGATGAGGCTGTCTGGTGAAGATAAGAAGAGAGCAGTCATCTACGCTATCCAAGTTAAAGAGGCTCTGGAACAGGCCGGGGCAGTAGTACTAGTTACAAGGACACCCTATGAAGATCGTTGAGCCACCATATGACTGTCAACTATGTCGGATGGAGTTGGCAGATAGGATACTTGACAACGTAGAGAATGATATTACAGAATCGTTTGCTACATTCATAGTATCGTTCAACGTCATGGCAGTTAAGTATGGTCTTGACACAATCTCTCTATCACGAGCATTGATCACTGAGATTCATGCTTCACACAGCGGAGGTGAAGATGCATAAGACACCGCTCGCGTGCCCATACTGTAGCGATCTGGTAGTGATAGAAGATGACCAGATGGTTTGCTGGTCGTGTGAACTGAGATGGAATGAGGTTGGAATGCCATGTACGTAACTGTAAACCATGTTGTGTACAACAGCGAAGATGCTATTAAATTTATTAGCCGCTTTCAAGAGGTTGAGGTCGTAGAGGCCACGGTAGAGAAGTGTTACAAGGCTACAGGCAGCGCCTACTACAACATTGAAGTAAAGATTGCGGCAAGCGACATAGAGCAAATCGAGTGTGGCGACCACGTGTACGATGCTGATAAACCATACCCCAAAGACCTACTTGTTACATGCCATGAACACTAACGGAACACCTACACGCACCTGCCCACGTTGCGGGTCAGAGTGGCTGATCATTCAAGCACAGTTTGATGAAGAGGGGGAGTTGACGTTCTACTCACTGGATGCACAGTGTAATGACTGTCTAACTCCGTTAACAGCACCAACACCTATAGATTATATTCACTTGAGGAAAGGTTTACGAGCAGTATGAGCGAAGAAGTAAAGTCATTTGCTATTGGAACGTTTGGTATTGTAGCGGTGGTGCTTGCTATCATTGCTGCCATCTACTTTGGAGCGCAGCAAAGTGGAAAGCAAACAACAGAGCGAGTAAAAGAGTGTGTATCTGCTGGTAATCAGTGGGTGTACGATTCATGTATTGGAAAAACAGATGGATGACCTGTTCAAAGACTTACCGCTATGGTTCAAGGTCGGCTGGGTATTCGCCTGGGGAGTAAGTCTTGGTTTAAGTTTAGTAATAATGTGGGCTATCATTCAGGTAGTCCTCTGGTTGATTGGATAAGTAATGATTAAGTATATTGGAATTGGACTGGCTGGACTGGCATTGGTAGGCTGCACGCAGGCTACCCCGGCACCAGTGGTGACTGTCACCGCTCACGCTCCCGCCGCACCAGCCCCGGTAGAGACAAGCAATGCCTATCAGGATGCTATGGAGTATGCATGGTCTACACTCACGAGCGGAGAGAAGAACGAAGTTTGTTACTTGTTTAATGCCGCTCCGCAGGAGGCGTGGGATGCGTTTAACTCCACTGCTAATGACTCAGTGCCACAGGATGAGTTTAACTCATTCTTCAGTAGCAAGTGCAGCGTGTATTGACAAGCAAGCCCAAGTGTGATATACTACTTGGGTAATGTCGGAGTAGTGAAACGGTATCACGTTGGTCTCATAAGCCAAAGTAGCGGGATCGTCCCCCGCCTCCGCCACCATAGCCACGTAACTCAGCAGGTAGAGTTCCAATCTGATACATTGGCGGTCGTTGGTTCAAGTCCAACCGTGGCTACTCCCATCTGGTCTAATGGCAAGACGCGGCGTTCTGAGCGCTGAGAACGAGGATCGTTACCTTGGGTGGGAGCGTGAACGCATAATAGAATGAAATAGTTTACCATACTAGGGTTGCTCTGCTGGCAGGGGCAACGTGACTTTGAATCACGGTACGACGTAGGTTCGAATCCTACCCCTAGTGCTTGACAAGACATCTCATCTGTGGTATGCTGTACTCATAGCAAGCATGGTTAACTCAGTCGGTCAGAGTTCCTGGCTTACATCCAGGCAGTCGGGGGTTCGAATCCCTCACCATGCACCATACGGACAATGGAGTGCTGTACCGTAGAGCGAGAGAAGCCCAACTCCTACTCGCATAGATCAGAAGCGTGTCGCTTCTAGAACTATAAAACTAAATCAGACTGTGAATGTTGGGGGTCTGAGGCGGGTACTCTAGGTAGATTGAATTCTCTACTGTAACAGGTGAGCATGGACTTCGGTACGTGACTCACCGCAAGGAGCGTGGCGGGCTGGGAGTCCGGTGGCGTCTTATATGCGTCTTTAAGCAGGGTTCGATCCCCTGGCGCTCTACCGGAGGTCACTGCAAGGCTACGGAGGTACAATGATTGTAAGTGAAGTATTCTTAGTTTATTTAATGGTCACTGCTGGATTTATGCTTATTGGAATACTGCTGTATCTCATGGCAGAGTCTACTAAAGAGAGGCAGTGGACTGCACGCATGACGGTCTTGGCATGGCTTTGGCCTGTCGCTGCGGCTGTAGCACTAGTTCTTTTCGTCTTTCATGCTGTTAAGGCTGTTCCGCAGTTTGTACGTGATGTGTTAGGAGAGTCAGATGGAACCCATCTTAACAATTAAAGAAATAAAGTTAGACAGCCTAGAGCAGCAATTTGAAATTGAGACAAGTCTTCGTAGAAGCCTTCGCACACAGGGCGCGGCATACGATCATATAGGATTCTCTTGGGTATCTACAGGTGACACTTACACAGTATATGGATATGGATGGTGGGACGGTGAAAGTTAAGAACGAAAGGGCTTTGCAAACATTTCTCAAATTAGTAACGCTTGCTGCAATTGCAGTTGGAGTTCTTGTTATTTCTGGCTGTAGTACGTCTACTGAGCCTGAATCTACTCAGGGTACAGACGGTGTTGTCAGCACGTTCTGGGCAAAGACTATTGATGGACGAGAAATCCCGTGCGTAGTGTGGCAGGGATACAGTCGCGGTGGACTGTCCTGCGATTGGGAATACAGATGACAAAACTAACCATTGATCTGCAAGCATGTGCCGCCTACTATGATACAGATGGCTCTGATGTACTTGTTGATACGTTTGATACGCACATTCAAACAACAGAGTTGCAGGATGTTCTGTCAGATGTGCGCGGGATAGAAATGTACGCAGTAGAAGAAATAGTTGTTAACGATCCGTATGGAGAAACATACACATTTAATCTTAAGGATAAGAATGCTTAAACTCAAATGGAAACCACGCAAGAAAAAGGGTGGTCTTAAGATGAAGTGGAAGAAGAAGTGAAAGGTTGTACTGAGTGTTGGGAGCAAGCAACGCATTCCCACCATGAATATAACGTAATGATTTATTCTTGTGATAAGCATAAGTGTGACGAATGCAATTTAATTAAGGATGATAATATGACTGAGCGCCGCCCGCATTGGGACGACGAGTTGATCTTCGCGGTCATGTCAGCCGCAGGCGACGGGGGGCACCTATTCATAGATGACATCCACGCCGTCATCGCCGCCGTGGAGGACTGGGAGAAGGAAACCTTCAACGCTGCGACGGAGGTACTGGTCGAACGCATCCAGAAGGCCGAGGCACAGGTGCAGGCGGTGCGGGAGTTCTGCGCCGCAACCAACCCCATTCGGGGCGAACTGCACATGGCTGCCCTACATGGGTGGGACACCGCTATGGAGATGGTGCTGCAACTCCTCGAAAGCGGCGAGATCAAGGGGTTTGCGTTCCGCATCGCCAACCTGGAAGGACGAGTCGATGAGTGAGACGAAGCAATGGATGGGGCTGCACAATCACGACCGGCACTTCTACTCCCCCGGCTACGGCGACCGATGCGGGAAGTGCTGGTATTGCAGCCCTGAAGCGCCCTGCTACTGCTGCCTGCAAGCCGAGGTCGAGGCGCTACGGGAGAAGGTCAAGCAGCACGAAGTGGTGTTCAAGGTACAGGCCGAAGCGCTGAAGTCCACACGCGAGCAGATTCAGCGGGTGCGGGAGTTGTGCAAAGACAAGAGTCGGGAAGTAGCAATGTCCGATCCGCTATTCGGTCCACCTTCGACACTCGCCGTGACTGACATCCTCCGAGCCCTGGACGGTGACACCGATGCCTAGGCCCCCGTCGAGGAATGCCGCGAAGCCGACGAGATCCGCCGGTGGATCGCCAACCTGGAAGGACGAGTCGATGAGTGAACGAGCGAGCCAAACGGCACAGCGGTACGTCGATGCGATGAACATCGCTAGCGCCAAGATCGAGCAGTTGCAGGCCGAGGTCGAGGCGCTGCGGGCGCAGGTGCAGCGGGTGCGGGAGGCGTGCGATCCGTTTGGCCCGATGGGGAGCATTGCCGTGTGGCGCATCCTCCGTGCCCTGGACGGTGACGATGAGTGAGTACAGCGAGCGTTGTTGCTACTGCGGAGACTTCTATCTGGCATATGGCGTTGTCCGTGCGGTAATGAACGGCACTCTCCACACTCGAATCAGGTGTCGCTACTACTTAGCGTCGGCAGCCAACGCTACCGCCACCCCTTCAGTCCTGGACGGTGACGCATGAAAAAGGGTGAGGCAATTCTATCAGTAAATGAAGGTGTATGGAGTGTTAAAATAGTCCCCTGGGATGCTGACACTGTTGAAATAAGCGCAGACCATGTTGACTCGTATGTTGGCGCAGTAAACCAACTAAGCAAATACGCAGACATAGAAGAGTTGCGGTGGAAGGCTCCGTCAGGCGAGGCAATTCTAAAGGCGTGTATAGATATTACTAAACTACTTCTTGAAAAGAATGTTGCCTACGGCAACTCCGCTCTCAACCCCGTTAGGATATTTAGCAAGGCTAGTACTACTGAGCAGTTGCTTGTACGATGCGATGATAAACTCAATCGCATTAAGAATCAGGACTTTAATGATGCCGAGGACTCTCTGGCAGACCTAATTGGATACCTTATCCTTCTAAAGGTAGCGCTAAATAAAGAGTAATCTTGTCGTAACCTGATGACAAGTATGATATAATTTATGTATGTGTGAAGTGGATTCGTGTAGCAATAGTGAATCAATTGATTACAGAGTTTTTATAACGAGCATTGGTGTTATTTAATTCTACTGAAAGTGCAGATGGATAGTGAGTAAACAAGAAGTTACGATTGAGAGTCTAGTTCAGGCTGGACTAAACCTCGTAGAAGCAATTAAAATACTTAGAGACATGGTTCTAGATTTGCAAGACCGTGTTGACCAACTTGAGCGGGAAGTTAGGGGCCGAAATGGATACTGACTGCACTCAATGTGTATTAAGGTATATCTCTCTGACTGGAAACTCTACATGGGGAGCGTTGATTCTTACTGAATCAATTGCAAGTACCGCAATTGAGCGCGGTATTTCATATGAAGAGATGCAAGAATTAATCTTTGATCATAAGTCCCACAGTGAGGTTGGTCACAAAACCCACTGATTCCCTTGCGCTTCGTGTCGATCTCTGATACGGTAGAGTAATGATTGAATCACTACTCATGGTGAGCGCACTGGCGCAGCCAACAGAGGTGGCAGCAGACCACCGGAACGACAGGGCCAGTAGACAGGCTCAGACGGTGGTCAGCAGGGCCGTTCGTCAGAAGCACGCAGGGTACATCAACGGTAGGTGGCACGGATGCATGGGCTTCGTAAGATGGAGTTATACTCCATACAAGTCACTACCTAATTATTCAGGTGCGATGTGGAACAGAGGTAAGAAGGTAGGAAGGAAACACCTTAAGCCAGGAGACATTCTTCTCTATGGCCCTCGCGGATCGCAGCACGCAAGTATTTATATTGGAAGAGGTATGCAAATTGGAGCAAATAATTCAAGGGTTGGCGTTCAGATCGACAGTATCAACGCCCCGTGGTGGAAGCCACGATACGCAGGCGCAAGACGAGTCCTGTAGAGTTGCATCGTGTAGGTCATACCGCGAGGTATGCCAGCAGTGCAAGCGAGTTATAGAGCCAAAGGAGTTGTAATGAAATTCACTGCCCGTGTAGAAGAGTATTGGAATGAGCGCGACGGAGTTAGTAAGTGGTACTGGTATGTAAAGCCGTACTACACCGGCTTCGACGACTATGTGGATGGCTCTGCGTTTACTCTTGACGAGGCAAAGATCAACATACGAAAAGCAGCAGAGAAGATGAAGGCTCAGGATAAGCCAACAATTATAGATTGGGAGTTTGAACTATGAATGAGAACCCATGCGCCGACGTTCCCATTGAGCCGCTAGGCCCAGGTGAATTGAGGCTACAGAAAATTAAAGACAGGATTGACCCGAAGCGTGGAGGGGCGGCATATTTGTTTTCATGCCCGCCAGAATGGGAACAATTGATTATTAGGCTTGACAATGATATTGCTAAGATTGACCCAGACTACGAAGTTCTTCAAGTCAAGGCAAAGTTCGGCGGTCTTAGGTATTACATCAAGACTAACTTCCCGCTTGGAACACCGGAGCGCAGCAAGATTGACCTCCTTATTGGTGTAGCGGAAACAGAATCATACAATTTACTAGGAGATATATGATAGACGTAATAGCAGCAGCAGCGATAATGCTGCCACAGGATCGTGAGTTGCCTGTATCGCGTTCAGCGGTTAACAGATACTCACTGAGCGCAAAGGAACTGCGCCAAATTAAGAAGGCTCAGAAGTGGGCCGATACACGTAAGGCACGGTCGGTAGTCCGATGCGAGTCAGGCGGTAGATACCATATCAATACAGGTAATGGATACTACGGTGCTTGGCAATTCAACTATGGTACGTGGCTTGGCAATGGAGGTGGAAAGTATGCGCGCTATGCACATCTTGCTCCGAAGTTTGCTCAGGATCACATAGCCTGGAAGTTGTGGAACTCTAGAGGTTGGTCGCCATGGGGATGCGCTTAAAGAAACCGTGTTTGTATGATTCATGCAATAATGTTGCCAGCACTAAAGGTCTATGCAAGGCTCATTACATGCAGTCGCTGCGTGGAGAGAAGTTGCATGATCTTCCCGTGATTCCAGAAAAATGTCAGTACGAGGGCTGTGGGCGTAAGCACAGTGCAAAGGGATTATGCAAGGGGCACTACTATCAGGTTTATAACGGAAAAGAATTGTCGCCACTTCGACAAGATGTTGCCAAATACTCTGCTATACACCAACGGCTGCGAGACAAGTACGGGCCAGCAGTCAACTATCAGTGCGTACAGTGTGGCGGTCAGGCTGCTGAATGGGCGTTTGTTGGCGATCCAGCAATTGCAATTGCCAAGACGGTTGTAAATAGAAGAGGTAAGGAAACTGTGAATTATTTTAGTAGAGACTTAACACAATATAAGCCGATGTGTCATTCGTGCCATGTTAAATATGATATGGCAGTTAAGTCTCGCGGCTGGCAGCCGTGGGCGTGTGCATAAGGAGATAGAGTGATTGGGCCAGACGGATATTCACCACACTTTGACGCAAAAAATCGAGGTAAGCGTGATTGGGCAAATACCGATCCGCTACTAAGCGTTGACGAGAAACTAACTAAAATACTTGTGGTTTTAGAAGGGCTGAGTGCAGAAATGCATGAACTGTGGAAGCGTGTAGAGCGGTTAGAGCATCCAGCAATTGTGATTAAGGCAGACTACCAACGGCGTGACCGTGGCGATTTTGACGACTGACCGACTCATAATCATGGGATAATATGGCTATGGAGAAACTGATCGACGTACCAGTAGACAGAGATGTTTACTATGAAATCAAGTCGATTGTTCGTGCAGATGTGGCTGGCCCGAAGCATGGGTATATTGCTACATACCGTGGCGACTATCACATAGTGTCGTTGGAAGAGATTGTCATTACGGTACAGGATTTCTGGTCTACTATCACGTGGTATATCAAGGTTGAAGATGCTGACAGGCTTGTCCTAAGACTAGGTGACGTTGAATTACTAAACAGTAGAGTGTCTTATCTAGCCAATGATGGATCGTGGAGGTTGCACACAGCCTTCTACCCCTAAAGCCTTCCGGCTATTAGGAGAGTAGCAATTAATATAAGAATCTTAACGGCTAGCGGCAACTCTAACATAGTATTAATAATTATACAGCCATTGACAAACTCGTCAATGTGTGGTAGACTGATACAAAAGAAAGGATAGACGATGGAAACATTTATCATCGTTGCCATGCTGTACTTCCTAGTTACTGGACTTACAAACATTGGCCTAACTATAACTAAGTTTCTGCCTCGATCAAGAGAGGACTACACTCCACCGTCAGTGCTGTCGTACTACGTGTTCGGTAGCCTGCTGCTTGCAATGGCGTTCTGGGCGGCTGTAGTGCTATGAGCGACACCCTGCACGTTGTCATTAGCGATAAAGAGTTCAAGGACGGCAAGGGCTTTACAGAGTACGACATTCAACACCAAATAGATTCATTTCTATTGAAGGCTATCAGAGAGCGCCTTGCTGGTAGAGAGTTTAACTTCGTAATCACAGTGGAGACTAAGCGGCACCGCGACCTAAAGGGCAGGGTGTACGAGGTGAAAGTAATTGACTGATAGCAATTACTGTGAAGAGTGTGGAAGGCTTAAGGAAATAGCCTGCACTTGTGGTATGACGTTTAAAGACAAGATCAAAACTGTCAACAACCAGTGGGCTTCGTGGAGTGATACTCGTGGCTGATGTTGTAGTTCTGATACCGACGCTTGGCAGGCCGCACCATATCAAGCCGCTGCTTGAGTCGCTGTACGACAGTACAGATAGGGCGCGTCCACTATTCATCTGTAATAAAACAGATACGTACACGATTGATGCCATTGAGAAGAATGATGAAGAGATTGTGTATATGCGTACCGCCCCAGGTATCAAAGGTGATTATGCTAGGAAGATTAACACTGGATACAAGCATTCTACAGAGCCGTTGATGTTCCTTGGCGCTACCGATCTGATATTTCATAAGGGGTGGCTAGAGAAGGCAGAGGCGCACCTTGGTAACGGCATCCACGTTGTCGGGACAAATGACCTTGGCAATGTAGATGTAATCGCTGGCAGGCACTCAACTCACAGCCTAGTAACTAGAGAATACGTAGATAAGTACGGAACCATAGACGAGGGCGGCAAGGTACTTTGTGAAGAGTATTGGCACGAGTGGGTAGACAACGAGTTCTGTGAGACAGCACGGTATCGTAATGCCTTTGCAATGGCAATGGATAGTATTGTAGAGCATGTTCATCCCGCATTTGGAAAGAACATTTGGGACGAGAACTACCGCGCATGGCGCAAGCGCACCATTGAGGGCGGTAAGATATATGAAAAGAGGCAGCATCTGTGGATGTAACAATAGTAGTTGCTACATTCGGTGACAATAGATGGGTTAATATAGCAGACAACTATGCCCTAGCCTCTACCAAATACCACTTTCCAGAAGTTCCCCTAGTGCGAGTGCATGGTGGCAGCACACTTGCAGAGGCCCGCAATGCGGGGGCAGACCTAGTGCGTACAGAATGGATTTGCTTTCTAGACGCTGACGATGAATTATCTAAAGACTATTTCGATGAGATGGAAAAGTCAGATGCAGAATTACGCGCACCCAGGCTTCTGTTCGACTCCCCGCAGGGGTGGCAAGAGCCATTCAATCTAAAGAAGCGCAACATAGACTTTGGCAATCCGTGTCCTATTGGTACGCTAATTAAGACTTCAATGTTTGAGGACGTTGGCGGCTTTTGGGAAGAGCCAGTGTATGAGGATTGGTCGCTGTTCAGGAGGGCTTGGCTGCTGGGGGCTAGGATAGATCACACCCAGGCCAAGTACTATGCCTACAACTTAGGTGGACGTAATAGTTCTACTACAGACCCAGCGGGAGAGATTGAGAAAATTAGAAGTTCTCACGACAAATGGATTAAGGAACTTAAAGTATGACAACTTTGCTGATTATGTCACACGGCAGGAAGAATGAACTAACTCAAGCAGTTAACAGTATTCATTCAAATTTGAGAGGCCGCATTGACAAGTGGGTGATCCACTCTGATAGTCCCGATCCCGCCTTTCATGATTGGCTGCGCCCGTGGTGGGGTGGAGAACTGATCGTCAATGAGGGTGAGCATGGATTCGGCAATGCTATACGTAATGCCTGGGCAAGCCTTGACAAAGATGACTATGTTGTTCATTGGGAAGAGGATTTTGTACTAAAAGAAGAAGTTAATGCAGACTTGTTGCGGTGGATTCTCAACACCTCCCCTGAATTGGCACAGGTAGCCCTCAAGAGGCAGCCCTGGAACCCACAGGAGATTGCTGCCGGGGGTATCATTGAGCAAGACCCAGACTCCTATACAGAAGAAATGAAGTATGGTTATGTTATCACTAAGCACAGGAAGTTCTTCACTACAAACCCTTGCGTATACCCTTGGAATGTGGTAGACTTAGGGTGGCCTGATGAGCAGTACAGCGAGGGTGCGTTCGGATTCAAAGTCTGGGACGCTGGGCTGTATAGTGCATACCTAGGCTCTAAGTTTGATGCTCCAAAGGTTGAGCATATTGGATATGAAAGAGGAACTGGTAGTGGATACTGATTACGACAAGGGCTTTTACGACACAATTACTGCTGGCTCTGAGCAGAGTGCTAGCGTTTTAGTTCCATATTATCTAGACGATCTATTTGAGAACACTATTAGAAGCGTCGTGGACATAGGATGTGGCCGAGGGGTATGGGGTAAGGAGTTTCAAAATCAAGGGTGTGAAGTGCTTGGTGTTGATGGAGCCTATGTTACCGATCCAGTCATCCCATTCATGGCACACGACTTAAGAGAGCCGCTAATACTCGATAAGAAATATGACTTGGCAGTTTGTTTAGAGGTTGCAGAGCATCTTCCAGAAGGTTCTGCCGATACACTTATACAATCACTTGTTGATGCCTCTGACATTGTTCTATTCAGCGCGGCAATTCCATATCAAACTGGTCATGGACATATTAACTGTCAGTGGCCTTCGTATTGGGCTAGAAAGTTTCACAGTCATGGCTATGTAGTGGAGGACTATAGGCAGGAGTATTGGGCAGACCCGCGCATAGAGCCGTGGTACGCACAAAACATGCTTCTATTTGTTAAGAATGAATTGCTTGTAGCGGAAACAGATGCCGAATCTCTTAATTTTGGGGTGCTTGATATGGTTCATCCAACCATTCATGGGTGGGGACGATGACAGTCTTTGGTATCTGCATGGTACGAGATGCAGAGGATATAATTGGCCCTATTGTAGAGCATATGATGGGTCAGGTAGACCATGTAATAGTTGCTGATAATCTCAGCGTTGACAATACCCGCCCAATTCTTGATGCTATCAAAGGAAACCTCACAGTCATAGACGACCATGATCCAGCGTATAGACAGTCGGAGAAGATGACTCACCTAGCCATGATCGCTAAGAAACAGGGCGCTGACTTCGTTGTGCCGTTTGATGCAGATGAATACTGGTCTTCCAAAAAAGGAACGCTTAAAGATGTAATAGAATCAACTAATGTTGATCTAAATGTAGCCTGGATATACGATTACGTACCGACCGGGGTAGATTGGGACACAATTGACAACCCTATCAAGAGGATCAAGTGGCGACGTAAAAGCAAGACTAAATTGCACAAGGTAGCCTGTCGAACAAGCGACGTATTGACAATCCACATGGGCAACCATAACGCAGAATACTACGGCAAGTTGCCAGTATATGATGACGGCACGAATATTACAGTGAAACACTTTCCGTATCGTAATGCTGAGCAATTCGTAAACAAAGCGGTTGTTGGCGCAATGGCTCTTGAACTGACAGATTTGGACTATGCTATGGGAGCGCACTGGCGAGACTACGCCCGCATTGCAGAAGAGCAGGGGGTAGAGGCTCTTAAAGATGTGTTCCGTCAGTGGTTCTATGAAGCCAATCCATATGAAAATCCAGAGTTGATATACGATCCGACTACTGCATGAAAATATAGAAAGTTTAGAGAGAGCGGCCAGGTATTTGTCATGACAAAATCATGCTTTGTGTCAATAGCATCGTATCGAGACATAGAGTTATCCGATACCATTGATTCTGTAGTCAGTAACTCAACACACGATCTGCATATCAGTATCGTTGAACAGTGTACTAAGCGAGAGAAGGTTGATTTCACCAAATGGGAGTCTGATAGGGTAAGAATTTCAGCACAATGGATGCACCCATTACAGGCTAAAGGGGCGGGGTATGCAAGGCATCTCGCTATCCAAAAATACGCCAATGAGGACTATTACCTACAAATAGATAGTCACACAGATATGATCCAAAATTGGGATGAGTTGCTGATCACAGCCTTAAATTTGGCATGTAAAACTGAGAAATCCAGCAAGGTAATACTGTCACAATACCCCGCTGCATATGAACCACACAACCATGTTAGACATAAACTACTTGGTAGTACTAGGTACGACCCTCGTCCTCTACGCACCCATCCTACGGTAGCCAAGCGGGGGCAGTTAGCAGCCAAGCGTATTCCAGAAGAGTTAACAGAACCATCCCCTAGTACGATGCTATTGGCGGGGTATATCTTTGGGCCAGGAGAATTCACTCAATTAGGCTATAACGAACATATACCTTTCTGGGGAGAAGAGTTCTATTTGGCTATCAATGCATGGATGAATGGATGGAGAATATACGCACCTCACGAGATGTATGTCTGGCATCATTACGGGCGGCACTATTTCGATAAGGTATGGGACGACGTAGATAACTGGACAGACATAGAAGAAGAGAGTTATATGTATCTGGAAAGGTATTTCAATGGGTTAATGGGTACGCATGAATGGACATTACTCCATGACGATCATAGGAATACTATTCATGAATGGATAGATAAGCGCCGCAAAACGCGGGGGTACGAAGCAGAAATAGTATCCGAACAAGATATAGATATAGAGTATATAAGAGGAAGCATTAAGCATTACTGAGTAGTAATACCAAACAACATCAAATGACAGCAAACTGCATCAAACTACAGCAAATGACATAAGGTTGGCATAAAAATTGAAATCTGGATATGCGGATTTGTGTAGATAATGGTACTTAGTGATAGTGAATAGCCTTAATTAATAATCTAGTCACTCTCTATTAACTATCTGTTAACCTTTACTAACAGTATATCACACTATCCACACATTGTCAAACAACGGAAATTAATGGTTTGAACCCCATCTAGACAACTAATTCCGTTGTCATATGAATATTACACAACTGATTCCGTAGAATAGCCCATATATTCATGTAAAAAGTTATGAATTTGTGACAATTATGCTCATATTCCTACATATTCATACATATTCCAGTGAATTAGGCTCGCTTTCGTAATAGTATTGTTAACCCTGTTCTGAAAATATCCATATGATCGTAATAGTTCATCATGAATTATGTTCATAAATTCTCCAAACTTTCAGTGACATTCCAGTGAATATTCCAGTGAATATTCCAGTGAAAATTCCAGTGATTTCGTAATGTCATCATAATGGTTATATAGTTAGTTGCGGCGCGCCCCGCTCACGGAGAGTAACCGCCACGGAGGGCGGCACTCTCGGAGCAGGGCTACCGGAGCAGGGCTACCGGAGCAGGGCTATCACTGCACTACGTCAGCACCCTTAGCAATGGCCTCATCGAATATCTGACCTAGATCAGAATACTCACCATCCACACCCAGCACTTCCAGCAGCAGGTTATACGCCTGTGTGACATATTCCTTACCCTTGTCATGCACTGTGGCGAGGTCACCACTGTCAGCAACGGCGAGAGAGATTCCTAGGTCAGCAGCACGCTTGTACGCATCCCACTGTGGCACGTTGGCCGTAGCGATAACAAGATCAGTAAGAATCTTGACCTGTGTACCGTAGTCAGTCATTCAGAATCACCTTCACTGTGTTGTGTCCAATTACTAGCAGCCTAAAATTCTCTGCCTGATGTTCATTCATGACCACCGCGAGTTCCTGCCCGATGTGGTGAAAATCGTCATAGACGCTTAGCACCTTGAGGATCGCAGAGGCTTCCTTGCTTGGCTTCATAGTTCCATCCTACCATAGTTGACCTCCGAATGCAAGCCCCCGAAGGGGCGAGGGTGTTAAACCCCCGCCACCTCGGTCACGATGGAAAGGAACTTGTTACGTGTGGCGTTGACAGCAGGGTCAAATCCAGCACGAGCAGCGTTCAGATTCTCTTCCGCGTTGTCACCGCGACCAGTACGGAACCAGTCAAGGTCTTCGGTAAGAACCTGAAGCGCACCCCAGGCAGTGCCATCCCACATAGCGTTCGTGGGGGCGGTACGAAGGTCGTTCAGAGTGTCAAACTTCTTCGTCCACATGGTCATGGCACGGTTACCCTTGCCTTCTTCCTTCTCAGCAGGCTTGGGGTAAGCAGCCAGGAGGATGTCGTTGAACACCTTGTCGCTGATCTTCTTGTTGATAAGACCATTAGCAACCGCTTCGAACTTGTCGATGTAGCCGTGCGCGTCACGCATGGCCTTGGCAACGTACTGCGCCTTGCTCTCAGCAGACTCAGTGTGACGGAAAGCGAACTTCTGCTTAGCACCAGCCAGCGCGAAGTTAAGAGTATTAGCGCACACCACCCGAACGGGAGTGTTAGCGGCGGTCACGCTCAGCGTACCGTCGTGCGATGCAGCAAGAATAAGGTAGTTCTTGATTACATCGTTAGCACCAGTGGGGTCAAGCACAACCTCCCGGTCGATGGAGAGGGAGCCGAACACGACACGCCCACTCTTGAGGGAGCCAGCAGTCTCCCAGCGACCAAGCCCAGCCTGTTGCAGATCGTGGCCCATGTAGAACAGACTTTCGTTCTGGAAGGGGGTATAACGCTGACCAGCGGTAGACAGAACATCTACCTCACCAGTCTGGTGATTGTCACGAACCACGAAGTAATACTTCTGGCCGTTCATGTTGAAGTCGGGTGCGTCAATCTCAACACAACGCACGTTCCAACCGTTCAGGTTGGCGAGTTCCATGAGTTCATCAGCCGTCACGGGCTTGGTGAACACGGTTCCCAACTTGTGCCACGCTTCCTCACGAAGCGAGGCGAAGGATTCGATCTCAGCAGGCATCTTGTATGTCCTTTCTCTACCTGATGTAATCAGTCTACACCATAGCGGGCTGTTTGTCAAGGGTTTCGACAAAATCGGCCCAAAGTTCTAGGGCTGTCTCGTGTTTCGTGAAGTGATGACCACAGAAAAATAGTTCGTGTGTTCCCTTCTTGACTAAGTGAGTAGGTTTAGCAGCATGACAGGCATCACATAGAATCATGCTCTCAGTATACACCAGAACGGCACATGTGTCAATACCCAGTGACAGTGAGTAACCTTCTTAATCGTAAATGGTTACTCTCTGTGGTCGCGGGGCACCCCGCCCTAAATGAGGCAAATGTCCAAATACTTGAGAATACCAATCAAGTGCTGAATCTCATAGCCTTCATCGCCATGCTCTTCCAGCCACTCTGCTTGAGTCTCAGCATCCAGATCGTCTGGAACCTTTACCAGCACACACTGCTCAGCATCCTCGATGCTCTTAGTGTCTAGTCCATAGATAATATACATCAGACCTCCAACTGTGCTGCTTCTTTGAAATAGGGACGATTAGCCCCACCTTCCTCAACTACCCCGCTCCAACGCAGGGCAGCCAGTACCTCTACGAGTTTCAGGTCGGTCAGGGAATCGCTACCCACACCACGGAACAACAGGTCAAACAGACCTTGTGCTTCCTCCACGGACAGGTCGATCTGAAGGCCCATGACCTTCTTGATTTCTTTGGCTGTTGCCATTAGTATACCTCCACCATGAGATAGTTACGAGTCTTACGAAGAATCTTGACGCGGTAGTTAGCCACCAGACGATCCCGCATAACGTCATAGAACCATACAATCCAGTCCTCAGCCTTGAGTTGCGTCTGGAATGTACCCCGCTTAGTCAGCACACCATCGAAGATGGGGTCACCTTCCACCCTGTCAAGGCGCACAGTCCAGATGGAATAGCAGCCAGAAAGGAATCCATTGATAAACGCATCTTCGCGTTCGGCGGGGGTAAGCGTGTTGAGAACATAGTTGCTCACAACGTAGTCATACGTGCATCCACCAGGGATAACATGCTTGAGAGGGTCAGGAGAGTTGGGGTCGTAGGCATCCACATTGTCTACCTGCGGCAGGGCAGAAAGCGCAGCGGTATCATGAAAAGCCTTACCCTCACCATAGTGCAGCACATTACCATACACATATGCATGTTCAGTAATCCACTGCGTAGGGGCAGATACCTTAGTCCTGGCGATTGCTGTTGCTCCCGACATATCAACTCCTGAGTTCATATCTTCACTGTACACCATATTGGCTAGGTTGTCAAGGGTTTTCAGTGATCTATCTTAAAGGTTCTTAAAAGTGACCGATATTAGGACGGGGTGCCCCGGTTACCCTGCGTAGTCAAACCACAGGGTACGGGGTAAGTAGGTCAGGCGTTAACAGCCTGCTCCACCTTCGCACGGGAGATACGCCCACGCTGTCCCACCTCGACACCGCTTTCCTTCAGGAAAACGCGGGCCTCGGCAGGGTGTGCCATGAGGTAATCCACCACAAGGGACTTGGGAAGCCGACCCCGCAGACCAACCTGCTCGCCGTTCTCCTTCGCCCACTCACGAATAGCACTCATTCTGTTTCACCACCTTTCGCATCCCATTCCCTGAATGACCTTGTACCTACAATATACCCTATAAAGGGGGGTATTGTCAAGAGCAAAACCCAACCAATTGTAGTTGATCCTGCAATTAGAATCACTGCCATACCTGACAGACCTACAGCCGCCAGACCCTTACGGGCAGGCTCATTGGCTAAGAACATAGCGATACCTATAGGCATTAAGAATAGTGGAATTGCATTAGCACTCACTGCCCCGCCATAGTTCGCCAGTAGATACACGCCCACCATGATAGCGATAATACCTACCAAGCCCTTAAGGATAGTTCCCATGAAATCCATTAGTGCCTCACTTCTTACTAGAACTAAACAGAACGTTACCGCGACCGAACACGCAGAGTCCACAGGTCTTGCACGCACCGCCGTCTGTGCTAATGAGCGGCAATGCTCCGTTAAGTTCAGGGCAACGCGCACCCTTAGCACCCATAGCCTCTAGCAACGCCTTAGCGTCGTCAAACGTCTTACCCAATGCGGCCAACTTGACCCACGGGTTAGCATTAAAGGTTTCGATAGCCTCGGTGAGGTTGTCAGCATCGACACTCAAGTACAGAGTGAAGTTAGGGACACCTTCGAACATCTGTACGAGGTGGAATGAGCGGGTATATGCCCAGAAAGTAACGTCAGGGTGATTACCCATTGTACGCACCCAATACGCAGCGTAACGCAGCGAGAAGAAGTCACCGTCGTGGTGAATCCTGAATAACTTTTCAGCATTCCACTTCTCGCACTCTTGTTCGAACTCAGTAATGAGAGTGTCAAGCGCGTCCAATGCCTCATTAGCACGCATAGTCTGCATAGCCTCAAGGTTGGACTCCATTACGGTACGCATACCCTTAAAAATCTTCTCCAACTTACCCGCATAGCAGATAGTCTCGCAGACGCTAGTGGCACCGGGGCACGAGTTATCGGTGCCGGAGAGTAGGCCAAAGGCGTTAGCGATCTTGGCTTGCTTGCCATTGGGAGTGGCGAGATTGGTAGTCTTACGGTCTGTGCTTCGTTTGATCATCATGGTCTTACCATATCATGAGGGTACGACATTATGCTCCGAACTCGGTATTGATTACACCCGCCGCGATGCAGCACTTGCAGCGATCAGACGCTACGCAATACCTGTTACATTCTTCACACATCCAGGTCACGCCAGATAGATAGATACCGTGATAACCGTTAGACCTTTTCATATATTCACCATACCATAGGGGTGTGACAAAATCAAGTGTTACAGTGAGTAATCTTAAAGTCGTAATTGATTACTTAGAGTAATCGCGGGGCGGCCCGTCGAACAAATGTTCTCTAGTACGTTAGGACTATTCTTCTAAAAAGACCCCTATAACTCTTGACAACTTCCCCTAAAAATGGTATGGTTAGGTATAACGAAATGAGGGAAGGAGTTGAGATGGCTACCAAGTTCGAAACCTTTAACAAGGCTACCGCGCAGAAGATCGCGGTGGAGAAGTGGAACACCCGATTCGGCGTGTCCACCCGCGTTGTGAAGCGCACGAAGGGTCAGTTTGTGACCAATGTGTCTGCTAAGCAACTGATCAAGGGCTGACCTTGACAAAAGTATACCCTTGTGGTATACTAGCCATTACAACTCAATAGAGAAATGTTCGGTGGTAGTAGCGATTCCATCGGATAGGTAGGCTTGGGGTACGTCCTCGGTGAGCACAAGCGTTGCTATGACCCACAAAGATAACAAAACTCCTACCATTCAAGGTTTCATGGTGTAACGGTAAACACGCCTCCCTGTCACGGAGGTAATAGGGGTTCGATTCCCCTTGGAACCGCTGGTAGCCTAGTACACTAATTGACTGTCTGCTACCACCCGATACCAGGATAGCATTCTGCTCTGTCGGGAACAACTAAAAAGGAGAACGCATCGTCTAAGCCCTAACTAGACGGTGATAAGGGATGAGGGTATCTCTATTAGGGTAGAGAGTGATGCCCTGAGAATTGTGGAGCATTAAAGCGTTGAAGCGTTCTCAACAAATCAAGGCGGTTCGATTCCGCACCCGAAAGGGCAAGGGACCGCTTGTTAAAACCATCCCACTATACCCTGGGTACTGGGTACGGACTAGTCTCCAAAACTGGTCTTGCTAGGTTCGATTCCTAGACAGGGTGCGAGGCAGCCATGCCGCCGTGCGCTATCTGGTAAGTACCTAGGCAATGCTTATCGGGAGTCTATAGATACGGATAATGGCATCAGCCCCTATCGTCTATTGGTTAGGATCGCAGGCTTTCATCCTGCGGGACAGAGTTCGATTCTCTGTAGGGGTACATGTATCTAATCAGATCAAGATGGCAAGTAAGCAAGTGGGAATATACAGTAGGTACGTGGGAACCTGATAAGAACTGGAATGAGATTGCTTCGACTAATGAACTAGAAGAGGCGATGGAAATAGCCAGTACTCTTAATGCTACTCTTAAAGGTTACTCTGAGTAACCGGGGCGGGCCTCTTTTTAGTAGTTGGTTTCCACGAGAGTAGCGTTGTCCAGAATCTCAGACCAGTACACATCGCCCAGGTCATACCCGCCGAAGGTATACGGTGAGGATACCGCACAAAAGGCTCGCGCATATGCCTGATCGCGGTCATTCTGCCAAGACTTGAGAACCTTCCAAGTCCAGCCGCCTGCCTGATAGACCTCATACGGGTTGTCAACAGGCCGGGTTTTCTTCATGTTCACTGGTGTTTTGTTCATGTCTATAGACTATCAGAGTGTTCGGTGAATGTCAATACGTATCTTAAAATATAGTACAAATATACTACGGGGCGCGCCGCTTAGTACATCAGTTCTAAAATTTGATCTAGGCTTACAGGGTAGTAGTCCCACACATCTACGCCAACATTAATCTGGCGTCCTTTTACTTTCCACTCGTCATGAATATGGCCATGAATTAACC